AAAAGGAGGAATTCTCATGAAACAAGCCTATCCCATCATCCTGACGCCGTCCGAACACGGCTATGTGGTCTACGTGCCGGACCTGGATATCAATACGGAGGGGAAGGATCCCGCCGACGCCATCGACATGGCCGCGGACGCTATCGGCCTCTGGGGGATCTCCGCCCAGGCTCTGGGCCGCGAAATTCCGGCGCCCTCTGCGGCGCTTCCCGCCTGTGCGCCGCCTCAGATGGCGGCCTATGCCCTGGCAGACTTTGACGCTTACCACGGCGATCCCGTATGATTGCCCCGCCGCCCCGGCCTCCGCCGGGGCGGCCCTTTTCATGTGTCCGATTCGGACATTGGCTCCGTGGCCTGCAGCTGCAGGAAGGTCCCCCGGTATTCCCGGTTGTCGGTCAGCGCCGAGCCGCTGACGGTGGTGCCCCGCTTGTCATAGGCGTCCAGGACCAGGGCGTTCACGCACAGGTCGTACTGGGCCCGCCTGGGCGTGTCCGCCTCCGGCTCAGAGATGTCCGCGCCCGCCAGATACGCGACAGCGGAGAGATACAGGGTCTTGAGCAGGTCCTCTTCTCCATCCTCCAGCACGTCGATCCGGCAGTAGGCCATAAGCCGGGCCTTGATCGCCTCGCTCCAGGTTGTCATGACTTACACTACCAGCTGCCAGCTGTTCTCCGGCGGCCGGTACATCGGCCGCACAGCGGCCAGCACGGCGCAGTCCACCTCCGAGCCGGCGTCGTGCTGGAAGGTGACGCCCACATAGCGGCCACGGTCTCCCCGGACCCTGTAGCTCACCACGGCGAGGCCGGGGGTGGAGCCGGATGCGGTAAATACCATCTTTTCCGCATCCTCCGGGCTGGAGCCGCCGGCGTTCGCGGAGGTCTGGACGCCCACCGTCAGCTTCTTCCCGCTGGTGAGGGCGCCGGTGTAGATCAAGAATTCCACGCTGTCCGCGCCGGCGGTGTCCACAAAGGTACTGGTCTTTTTCGTGGCCGTAGCCACCGCCTGGGGCGCGAATACGTCCAGGTACTGTACTTCTTCGCAAATCCGGTTCATGTTGATCCTCCTTACTTTCGGTCAGACAGCGCAACGAAGGGGCTGCGGAGTTTGCTGCTGTTCTTGATCTTCAGGGCCTTGTTCACCTTGGGGGCGCCGTTGCAGCGGAACACCATGCGGAAGCAGTTCTGGTCCGTCAGGAACTCCACATGGATGGACCAGTCCTGCTTTGCGGTGCCCTTGCTCAGCAGGATGTACTGCATCGGGTCCACCAGCAGCACATCGCCCGTCACACCTGGAGAGGCGCAGCTGTCCTCAAAGAGCACCGGCTTGTTCAGCACCCGCTGGGTGTCAAAGTTGCCCAAGCCTCCCTCCGGGTTCCACAGGAACTTAGCCGCCTCGCCGCTCTGGATAGACAAGTACGGCAGCTGTTCCTCCAGGTCAGGGTGCATCAGCCACACCAAACGCTCCCTGCCGCGAGGCATGGTCCGTGCCTGCATCTTGATGACATTTGCCCCCTGGATGGTGCCGGCTTCCTGGCCGGTTTCCTTTTCCACAGAAATCAGGGCTCCAGAACGCAGCAGGCCCAGCGGCTTTCCCACGCCGTCGCCAGTGATGATATTCTCGGTCAGCAGCCGGTCCGCCGCCAGGGTGAAGCCGTTGCCCACAAAGCCGGTCAGGAAAGCGGCGTCCTGCAGCATCTCGTCCGTGCAGTAGCAGAAGCCCATCATCTTCTCCAGATCCAGCTTCATCTCCCGGAACTGGGGCTTGCTGGCCGCCACCGTGGCGCCCTCCGCCGCCCAGAACATCTGAATGCCGCCGAACACGCTGGTGGAGATATCCGTCTCGTCTGCGTGCAGCCACCGCATGGCGTTGGCCGCGCTGGAGCAGGTGTACCGGTCCAGCCGGTTCAAGAGAGGGCTCTGCTGCACGGCGCTCTCCAGGATCGCTCCGGCGAAGTCCTCCTGGAGGGCGAAGCCGCCGTCCGGGCCGTTGGTGCCGGTGACGCCGGCGGCATTGTTGACCTTCTCCAGCCGCTCGTCCGCCACCAGGCCCTTCCGCAGGTCATAGACGGCCTTCAGCTGCTCGCCCAGGGTGGCAAAGGGCTTCACGGCATCCTTTTTCCCGTCCTTGGGCTTTCCGGTCCCCTCGTCGTGGAGGATGCCGTCATACTTGCCGTCCAGGGGGACGGCGTGCTTCCGGCTCTCGTCCAGCAGCCGCTCCACCGCCTGAATCTGCTTGTTGATGCCCTCCATCTGGTCCGCCAGTTTATTGGCGTCCTCGAACTTGCCCTCGGTCACCAGGGCCTGGGCCTGTTCGTTGAGCTTGGCCTTGCTGGCCCGCAGCTCCGTGATCTTCTCCATGTAGTCCATAATCGTCCTCCGTATTCTCAGTATTTTGCAAGCGTCCCCAGCCGGGCCAGGATGCGCTTTGCCTCACAGTCTCGCGCGGCGGCCTCCCGGTCCTCCGCCACATGGCGCCGGTACCGTTCCCGCATGGCCGCCGTCAGCCGGATGCGGCCGGCCGCCGCCACGAATGCCGCCGGGTCCCCCTCCGGCTCTGTGACGCCTTCCAGCGCCACGATCCCGTCGATCAGGCCGTATTCTTTTGCCTGGGTGGGGGTGATCCAGATATTTTTATCCATCAGGGAGATCAGCTCCTCCCGGGAGCGGCTGCCGCTCCGGGCGGTGTACATCTCCAGGATGCAGTCCCGGGCATTCCGCAGGGCCTCCGCGCTGCGCCGCATCTCGCGGAAGTCTCCATCTGTGGTCCCGCTGGGATTGTGGTAGCATAACAGCGCCCCCGGCTCGCTCTGAATGACGGAGCAGGCGGACACGGCCAGGGTGGCCGCGCTGGCGCCGTAGCCCTGGAACAGGGCCGTGGTCTTGCCCTGATACCGCCGCAGTATGGAGCGGATCTCCGCGCCCACCGTCATGTCTCCGCCCGGCGAGTTCACCAGGACGGTCACCTCGTCCCCGCCGGCGGACTCCAGCGCCGCCCGGATGTCCATGGGGGCCGTGATGTCCCGGAACCCCCACCAGCGCAGGACGTCGGCGCTGTCATCGTCCCAAAGCTCTCCGCGGATTGAAATGTCAACCATTTGTCTGCTCTCCTTTCGCCACGGACTCCATGGAGCCCAGGTTTTTTGTGATGAAGAACGTCTGCCCCCAGCCGCCGGGGATAGGCGCCCGCTCCTCCAGGGCCCGGGCCTCGTCCGGGTTCAGCATACCGTTCTGGATCATCGTGGTCAGGAATTCCGCCCGGCTCTTATCGTCTCCCCGCAGCAGCACCGCCGGGTTCCCCTTGAAGTACAGGCCCTCCGCCCGCTGCTGCCGGAGCAGGCACTTGTAGGTGTTCTCCTGTTCCCATTGCACGATATAGGGCATGAGGACATCCGTCACGAATACGATACGCTGCTGCTGGTTGCTCTCATAGCTCTCCTTGCCGCTCTGCAGCATGGACTTGGGTACCCCGGAGAAGCGGGCCACCTCCTCCACACTGAAGGTCCGGCTCTCGATGTATTGGCTGTCTTTTTGATTCAGCCCAATGGGTGTGTACTTGTATCCCCGGCCAAGCACCGCCACCTTGAAAGCGTCGTCGTCATAAGGGTTGTATTTGGCGAACTCGCTTCGGACCCGGTCACGCTCTTCTTTTCCCAGGTCCGAGTCCACCTCCACGATCCCGGAGATCATCGCCCCATTCTGATAGAACTTCCGGCCGTACTGCTGGGCGGCGCCCTCTGCGCCGATGGTCTCCCGCGCCAGGTTCAAAAAGCCCCGGCCCCGGATGCCGTCGTAGCTCTCGAAGAACAGGAAGCTCAGCTCATATCCAGTAAACGTCCGGAACACGCCGTCCACGCTGTAGTCGTAGAAATACAGCCCGGTCTCCGGGTCCTGCCGGATGGAGCAGCAGTCCGAAGGGAGGGGGATGCGCTCCAAAATCCGTCCGTCCGGTCCGCGCCGGTTCCATACGGCGCCGAAGCCATGCCAGAAAGCATTAGACATGACTGTGCGCCCCAGCATGTAGGGCGTCCGGTCCACGCTTGGGCGGAGCTTGAAAACAAGGTCCAAGTCAGGATCCTGGACCGGCTCCCGGGCGTCTCCGTTCTTGCGGTAGAGGGAGAAGGGGATCATGCCGAAGTCGTTGCACAGGATGCGGTGGGCCGCCGCCACGGGACTCAGCCGCTCCGCGCCCCGGATGCCGGTGTCATACGGCCCGCCGGAGAGGAAGAACTTCCGGAATTGCCGGTTAAGGTCCTCCCACGACAGGCTGCCGTACTCCACCGCCCGCGGGCGGCGCATGGCATTGCGCAGCAGCATTCCCTCACCTCCTTCCGGCGGACCGGGCCACCACAAGCGCGTAGACCGTCAGGCACACGCCCGCCGTTGCCAGGGCGGCCGCGCAGCCGGCAGCCAGCGCCGCAGCGGCCGTAAAACAGCCGCTTCCGGCCAGGAGCAGCAGATCCTCCAGATACAGCCCCAGCAGATTTGCGGCTTTTCTCCGCCGCGCCTCGCGCCGTTCCCGGCGCTCCTCGTTTGTCATAAGCCCCAGTCCTCTCTCAAATGTCGCGTGTCATAGTCCTTCTGCCCCCGCATGATGATGGCTGTAGCCAGGGAAATCACCCACGCCACCACAATGTCGATGCGGCCGATGCTGCGGTCCTTCATGAGCTTCCGGTTTTCGTTGGCGTCCACATAGCACCGGGCATTGCCAAAGCACCACCGGGCGCAGGTGTTGTGGATGTGGAGCATCTTGTGCCCCCGGATCAGCCGCTCCAGCTCCTTGGTGGGCGGTGACATCCTCCGGATATCCTGCGGGATGTCAATGCACCTGACGCACGGCTTTTCCCCGCCGGCGTCATTGACCGGGGACGTCAGACGGGATACCAGTGTCCGGCTCATAAACGGGTCAACGCCTACGCACCGCAGGTCGTACAGCTCCACGGCCTCATAGACGGCCTGCTCCACCATGGTGTAGTCGATCATGTCCCCGGGACAGAGCGTCAGGAAGCCGGCCCGCTCCCAGTCCCGGTATTGGACATGGTCGCGTGTTTCCGCCTCCAGTACGCCGTCCAGCGGGCGCCAGGCCCGGGGCAGCATCACCCAGGTATCCAACCCTTCCTGGGGCGGGAATACCAGAACAAAGGCCGTCAGATCCGTGGTGGCGGACAGGTCCAGGCCGCCATAGCAGGTCTTCCCGATCAGGTGCTCCTGTATCCACGCATCCCGCTCCGCCTTGGCGGAGGGGCCGATCTGCGTCTTGTCATACAGCGTCAACGGCAGCCAGCCCACGTCTTTCGTGGAGATCCACTGATTCAGCCGCAGCCACCGGAAATTCCGTTCCGCCGCCTCGCTCTGTCTGGCCGCCCGGGCCTCCGCCCGGAACTTGCGCGCCCGCATGGTCACGCCATAGGAGGGGTTGCAGGTTTTCCACAACGCCTCGTCATAGATATCCAGGGCCGCGATCCGGTCCGGGTCATCCCCGGTCAGCACCGAGATGCCATACATCACCGGCAGCCATTCCGTGTCGTCCACGTCCAGAGGGCGCTCCGGCTCTCCCTGGCGCCACGCCAGAATCCGCCGGCATTTCTCGTGGATTTCCCAGCCGATGGAGGTGCGGTCCGGGTCATTGCCC